AAACAGTCCTTTCCATACTATAAAGAGGTGACACAATGAAAAAAGAGTGGTGTGAATTGTTCCCTAATGTTAGCTTTACGGATAAAATATGCGTAGAGTTTAAAAACGGAGAGAGTGTTATAATTAAAGGCCTATACTATGACGAAAGCGAACTTCACGAAATAGAATGGTCAAGCGTAAAAGAGTGTTTTGAAGTATAACCAACCAACCAAACAAGGTGACACAATGAAAAACAATTACAAGGGAAACAGCGCCCACCTAAAGGCGCTAAAGCTTGCACGAATAGAGCAACATATTGCAGACGCGGTGGTGTGGCTTTCGCTGTCTTTGGGTGTTGTAGCTATGTTTACGTTCCTCAATTGGGCCATGATTGCCCGCTATGGAGTATAAGACAATGCGACAGACCAAGGAGCTAGTATTCTCCGGAGAACACCCGCGACTAATCACCGGAGCTAGTTACAGTGTATACGCGGTGTCTCTTATTACGGGGATAAGTAGCGCCACACTATACCGGAGGCTCAAGGGTAGGGATGAGGTTACCGATTGGGACATTACACCGGCCCACGAGAGGAACCCTGAGCGATACGGTAACAAGGGGCGCGACAGTGTAGGGTATAGCAGGCTAGAGACGGCCACGGAGAAAAAATCTAATGAATGGTTACGTTTAGCAATCACTCATCTTTACAGTTCAACACTCAATTAATTAATAAAAAGGTATAAAAACAATGATTATTTTTAACTATAAAAGCAAAAAAGAATTAAAAGAAAGTATAGGTAAGCGCTTAGACTACATAGAAACAAGTATGTTCGGCCCTGAATACGTAGGCACTGGAACAATGACGGGAGCCAATAGGCCACACATTACCGGCAAGGGCAGAGAGTTCTTCGCCAGTGTATCAATGCAAGACGGTTTAATTATGGAGGTGAAGTAATGGATGAGCACGGTGACGAGCACCTAATTTGGGATGACGAAAGCCCACAGTTTGAACAGTGGGAGATAGACGAGGCGCTAGCAGATGAACGCGGCGACAATCAATGGTTAGAGGAGAATTAAAAATGCAGTATCAATACTATAGATTCGAGGACTTAGAAGAAAAAACAATAGAGTGGCACAGAGACCGCAATTTAATCGAGGGCAGCACCAGCCTAGCGCAGCACACTAAACTAGTTGAAGAAGTGAAAGAACTAGAGAATAATCTACTGGGAGATAAGCCCATTGCGGACGATATAGGGGATATACTAGTGGTTCTAATCAATATAGCTACACGGGACAATCTGAGCCTTTACGATTGCCTTCAGGTTGCCTATGAGGACATAAAAGACCGCAAAGGTAAAATGGTCGATGGTGTATTCGTTAAAGAACGTCCTGTAAGCGATTCTGACAGTGATTATCTCAGAGGCTTTGGGGTAGGGTCGGGATTACCGTCAGAGTCCCTTACAAGCTACAACAAGGGACTCATAGCGGGACTATTACATAAACAAGGGGGTAAATTATGAACATACAAGACTTAGAAACCAAGTATAAAGAGCTAGGCGCAGAGCTAGAGCGTTTAAAGCAACAGCCCGTAGGTGTTTGGGAGCCTGAAATTGGCGGGACTTTCTGGAAGGTTGATGGGGACGGTATTGTCGTGTATTTGAGGAACGACTATACGGGGGCAGTGTCGCATCATAACGTCTACAAGACTGAGGCATTGGCAAAGAAAGCAAGTGTACTACAGCGTAGGGCTAACCTAGTTATACAAGCGTGTTTTAACTTTGACCCTGATTTTGTGCCTGATTGGGACAGTTTTATGGGCCAAGTTAAGTGGGGGTTTAGCTACAACCATTCGATTAACAGTTGGGTTAAGATTAGCTGCTGCCGATATGATAGGTTGGCTGCTTATGTGTCTACCTCCGCAATAGCCAACGAGGTTTTGGACTATTTAAACAATCAGGAGATTAACTAATGAGTTGGGTTATCTGGGGCAAGCATTTGTCTATAGAGTGGCGTAGTGGTACAGGTATCGACATTGAGTTCATGGATTCAAAGGCTGTGTGGACTCAAAACAGCTTCACTGGTGAGGTGGAGGCGATGCCCTTTATGGGTTGGATGATACGGCTGCCGTGTGTTATAATCAGCTACGGCAACGTGTATACATTCACAGAGGATGAGGACTAATGAGTAAAATTAAAGAGCAGTTGATAGGGTATGAGCACAAGAGTGAATGGTTGGATGCTACAGAGTATGTTCTAGTTAGTGAGTTAGTAGAGTATCAACTTTATTGTATGACAGTATCAGAGATGCAAGCAATGGCCGCTGATAGGTTGCGACAGGAATACCACGCAATGCCTTACAGTGACTTTAAACAGAAATACGACAACGCCTTCGGGGGTAACAGAGATGAGTAGATGCAAAGCATGTGACGTTATATTGACAAAAGCAGAGCTAAATAAAACCTACGGTAAAACAGACACAATGGTGGGAATGTGCTACGTTTGCTTGAGAGTTTCAACTAAAGCTTACACTGATTTTGACGCAACAGTTGACACCCAAATTGATTTTACAGTAAGTTTAGATGAATTTGAGGTTGACAGGGGGTATAACTAATGTTAGACTGAACTTATGTTATGTTCTTTGATTAAACATTAAAGTAACTAACTAAAGTATACTTAAGAAGATAAATCAATTTAATAACTAACTGAAAGGTAATAATTATGTCATTAGCAACTTTAGAAGGTACAGTAGCATTCGAGAACCTGAATGAGCACGAAATGTACAACGGTCAATCCACTGGTAAATTCTCTCTGGTAGTGTCTTTAGATGATGATACAGCAGGTGAGCTTGATGCCAAAGGTGTTAAGCTGCGAGAGTATGAAGGTGTCAAGCAGCGTAAGTTTAGCAGTAAGTTTGACGTCCCAGTATTGAACCCTGATGGGTCAGCCTTTAGTGGTCGAGTGACCAGAGGCTCTAAAGTACGTCTACTTTATACAGACGGTCAGCCGCACCCTATACACGGTATTGGTACTTACCTCAATAAGGTCAAGGTTCTGGAAGTAGCAGAGATGGAAGGCGCAGAGGATTTTTAAGGATGAAAGAAGAGTCTACCTTTGTACAGCATGAACCATGCCCTAAGTGTGGTTCAAGCAACAACCTTGCAAGGTACTCTGATGGACACGCTCACTGCTTCAGCGGTGGGTGTGGTCACTACGAGAGGGGCAACGGAACTGCCCCAGACTTTGCCGATGTAATTAAGAAACCAACGAGAGCATTTGAGATGACAGGAACTATAGCGTCAATCCCCGATAGGAAGATTTCACAGACAATCGCAGCTAAGTTCGGCGTGACTGTAGAGTTTTCTCCAGAGGGCAAGATTGTCAAGCACCACTACCCGTACTACGATAAAGACACAGGTCAGGCCACAGGGACGAAGGTTAGACAAGTAGAGAACAAAGGATTCTACGCAACAGGAGATTTTAATAACGCTGGGTTATTCGGACAACAGGCATTTAAAAGCGGAGGCAAGTACGTCACTATCACAGAGGGAGAGGTCGATGCAATGGCTGTCTGTGAGATGTTCGATGGCAAGTGGCCAGTAGTATCAATCAGGTCAGGCGCAGCAGGAGCCTCCAAGGATATTAGAGCCAACCTTGAATGGCTGGAGACCTTCGATAATGTCTGTATCTGTTTTGATAACGACAAGGCCGGACAGGCAGCAGCCGCAGAAGTTCTTAGCCTCTTCACACCTAATAAGGCCAAGAACATTACGTTACCCTTGAAAGACGCGGGGGAGATGCTTAAAGAGCGTAAGGTACAGGATTTTGTTAAAGAGTGGTGGAACGCTAAGACGTACCAGCCTGACGGTATTATTAGTTTCGGCGAAGAAGGTGTTTGGGAGAAGTTTCTCAAGCGTGGCACAGAGGAAGTTATACCACTGCCAAGTTGCTTTTCTGACTTAAACGAGAAAATGAACGGTGGTATAGTCGCTGGCGAAGTAACAGTTATTGGCGCGTTGACTAGTATCGGTAAGACAACAATGGTGTCCAATCTAATCAACGGTTTTGTTACAGAGAGTAAGCAGCGTATTGGTTGTATTTTTTTAGAGTCTGATGTTGGTGAGACAGTAGAGAATTTACTATCGCCGTATGCTGGTATCAACATTAGTAATATACCTGCTGCCGATAGGGATTATGAGACATACCATAAGAAGTACTTAGAGATGTCTGACTTAGATAATTTGCACATGTTAGACCACCAAGGGTCTTCGGAAACAGAGGCGTTGTTTGGCAAGATACATTATTTGGTTAAAGGTTTAGAGTGTTCTGTTGTAGTGATTGACCCGCTACAGGCCGCCGTCAGGAGTAACGACAACGTAACTATTGATGATTTTATGGACAGGTGCTTGAAGATAGCTAAGAATACAGGTGTTAGTATTATCTTAATTAGTCATATGCGACAGCCAGAGAAAGGCAAGGGCGCGCATGATGTAGGAGAGTACGACCTCAAGGGTTCGTCATCCATTAATCAGATAGCCTTTAACACTATACTCTTAAGCAGAGACAAGTTAGCTAAGGACGACCACGCTAGAAACTGTACTTTTGTTCAGCTTGTCAAGTGTAGACGGACAGGTAAGACAGGAGCTGCTGGTTGGTTACTGTACAACGATACTACTGCGAGACTTGAGTCAGTACCGCCTCCCATGCCTGAGACTATCGTGGAGTTCTAAAGTGAAGAAGATAGTC